CAAGCCTCACGAACAAGGGACTGTCTGGTTCAGAAGAATTTGTGGAGACCTACATTCGGGAACCCAAGACAGATTTTCACCAGATGGTTTCAGAAATTGCAAAGATTGAACGGTTTGAGGCAAAAACATTAAATTTAGCTTTGATGTATGGAATGGGTGTCAACCGATTAGCTGAAACTTTGGACGTTACTGTAGAAGAAGCAAAGGCGTTAATGTCTCAATATCACGATAAAGTCCCTTTTGTGAAAGAGTTGCAGGAAGTGGTTCAAAGGCGTGTTAAGGACGATAAGAGCAGGGGAGCCATACGTTCCCTGTTAGGTCGAAAATGCAGGTTTGATTTGTGGGAACCTAACCAGTTCGTTTCTTCTCGTGCTTTACCCAGAGAGGAAGCTCTTCACGAATATGGAGACAATATCCGAAGGGCTTACACCTATAAGGCACTAAACCGTCTCATTCAAGCGTCGGCAGCAGACCAAACCAAAGCAGCTATGGTTTCTATAAAAAATGAAGCAGGTTACACGCCTTTAGTTCAAATCCACGACGAATTGGCTTATTCCGTGCCTTCCTTAGAGGATGCTAAAAAGTTATGCAAAATCATGGAAGAGGCGGTGGAAATGCAAGTTCCTACCCCCGCAGACATAAAAATAGGAAAAAACTGGGGGGGCTTGCACAAAGTCCCGTAAAGTGTTATGTTTAAAGTAAGGAGAAACGTTATGAATCCGTCAAAATGGAAAAGTGTTGTTATAAATCTTTCGGCTTACAGGAAGCTGAAATCGTTAGCTGTGAAAAATCATAGAACTATTTCTGGTCAATTCACACATATTCTGGAAGAGTATGAGAAGGGGACTAGAGAAGACAATGAAAAACGAGCAGTCAATCAATGAAACTCTACCCGGACGCCGCCAATCTATAACGGAAACGGTGGACGGAGAGGGTTTTAGTTTCAGTGTAACGGTAGGGTTCCACCCTATATATGGATACCCCTTAGAAGTCTTCCTCACAAGAAGAGGAAAATCAGGTTCTCCTCTTGAGCATACCCTATATGAAATTGGTGTCGCAGCCAGTAAAATTATGCAAGACTATGACACGTCTTCAACAAAAATACTGGACTTGGAACATCAACTGACCCAAGCCAAAAATCAATTACTTCATTACAGGCAAATGATAGGAGAAACGGAATGATTTCTGCTACCGCTATCGGTATTTACTTTGGCATAGGTCTTTTAGTGACTATATTGTCACAATAGAGGGAAAACGGAATAATGCCTAATGCCAGAATCAGAATTGTTAGGAAAACAAGAACGCGGAGCATGGGCTGAAGTCTACGCAGCGCAATGGTTAATTGAACGGGGATATTGGGTAAGCCGTAATATTGCCCACCTAGCACCTTTTGATTTGGTTGCCGTGTCAAAGAATGGTAAGGTAATTTTGTTTGATGTTAAATTCGTCTCTTATAAGGGAAGACGAAGGGACGCATCAAGTTTTAGAGTAAGGACTGCTTTGCAGAAAGTTATGCAGATTCATTTATTAGTTATTGATAACGAGGGAAACGTTTCGATAGACCCACCCTTAACTAGGGAAGAGCCAGATGAAAAAACACAGACTGAGGAAACTTAATTTAATATTTATTGCACTTGCTGCGACTTGCGCCGTCCTACTCTTCCCCACTTTATCTTATTCCGATGAAGTAAAAACCGACGCTCCCGTTCAAAAAATCACAGAAATGCTCTACCCAAGCGTTATGGTTGATATGGGA